GTCTCCAATGACTTGTAAATGCGGCGAAGATTTGACTTCTTCACCGCACATTCACCAGTCGCTACCGCCCCAGGGCCATGACGAGGTATTATGTCGTCAGGGTCTAGCGGCGAAACAGCTCGTGCAACAAGTGCTCGAGCAGTGTTGATCCACTCGTCCGTACGGAGAGCAGCCCTTCTAAAGCAATAGCTATCAGCGTTCCTATTAAGGAGCGCCGAAGAGCCGGGCTTTGGGAGAGACTGATCCGTTTGGACGAACGCTTCGAGGACCTTGTTTTCGGTCTTCTTAGCATACGGCATCTCCAGCTTGTACAACAATGTGCACAGCTGCCTGAAGTGCTTGAATGCATAGGGATCAGGGCGATCCAGCTCTTTTCCTGATGCGTCAAACACCCTACTAAGCAACCACCCCAGAAATAGGGGGATTGCTGAGCCGTTGGTTTTCCAACCGACGACTTTGAGTAGAGTGCCACTAGAGAGGGCGGTGTCAACCGCCTTACTCAAGAGAGGAAGGGATTTCGTCAAAAACGAGATCCCTTCTTTGGCGAACCGAGCTCGCATCACTGCGAGTTCAGTTCGTTGCACCTTAAGAGTGACACTATAGCATTCAGCTATATCACGGTACAACTCGCTAACAAGTTCGAAGTAGAGTTCTTGGGCCGCCTTCTTTCGAAGGAGCTTATTTGCTCTACGTCGATAGCTATTACTAGGATCCATTTGGTATCCTTTCTAGCCACGTTTGCTTGTTCGCACCGTGATCGCTTTTCGCTTAAGGCTCGCCGGCGTAAAGCCGTGCGATCGCCGCGCAATTGGCGTGCGAGACGCTGGTATCAGCTTCCGATCCGTCTGGGCTTTCGCCCTGGATAAGGAAGTTGAACAGCTTCGCTGCCATTACTTGCGCGTCCGCGGCAGAGTACGTGTCCCGTGGAAGGGACATGGTAAACTGCACATAGCCAGAAACGAACTTGCCCGTATCACCTACTTCTTTCGAAGTAAGGAAACGGACGTTCGAACGTTGAGTATCGAATCCAGGATTCTCGTTGCTGCTCTGATGAGCAACGCTAAGAACCCCGTCTTTCGAGTCAACGGCGGACCTTACGGTCCGTTGATTCGTGGGACCATCAATGAGGTTGACGACAGTCTCCCCAGTGATGGCCTTCAGAGTCACGGTGCTATTAAACATACGTGGTACTTGAACGAACTGCGATTACAATCCACCTCACGGTGGGTTTATCCTCACTTGCAATAAGTGAGGCTATCATGGTCGGAACCTCCAACCGCTGCGCATAGCTTTACGAAGAGCTTGGCGATGCCGTCGTTTGACAGCATTACCCACTTGGCGAGCCTTGTCTTTGACAGGCCACCAAATGTTTTTCTTCGTCCAGTTGCGTATCTCGCGGAGGTCCCGGCGGTCGGCCTTCAGTACTTGTACGAAGCGCCGACCGGACAAACGTGCACGTTGGGTGGCCAAAGCGGCCGCATTTATGATGCGGTTCACTTTCCAGCCATCCTTCGTGTCGACTTGTTCCTTGGTTATGACAGGTGGGTCAGACCTGACACGCCGGTAGTACGTGATGTCGCGAGTAAGAATCCTGACGGCTGATAAACCGTCATGATCTTGTCGACGCCACTCGAGTGTACGGATCTCTCGGAATTTAATTGAATGACTAAATTCCATGAGATATACATCTGCATGTACCCAATCCTTGGACCAATTAGAATGCAACCATTCCGAAACGTTGACGAACCAATCGACAACGAACGAGAACGGCACTGCATCCCAAGCGATACCAGCATCAAGCTTGACACCAAAGGCATCAGCAAGTTGCTTTAGTCGGGCAATGAATCCACTATGCTCAGGAACGCTGTAGAAGTACGCGAGTACTGCACAGCACCTGGGCGTAATTTCGATCGTGAGGCGAGCTTCTGAGCTCTCCGCACCGAACGAAACCGGACACGACCTCCATCCGGTAGACCACGACTGCATTGTTACATCCTTTCGTCGTTTATACGATTTAAGGATCTTCCCTGCATTCGCCAGGAATCTATCCGCTCGATCCTTCCAAGACGTTAAAATCTTGTGGATCGACTTTATGTCACTAAGAGTAGTCTTAGTACCGTAAACATGGGCCAAACGCTCATTAGCAATCGCAGTTATGCGGCTGCCATGTAGCTTCCGGTTACCACTCATTAGCTTATGCCAGCGATCAATTAAGACCTCTTTGTTAAGCCAATGGTTTATCAAACGTTTAACGTCTACTAACTCTATCAAGAAGTTTGGCAGACTGAAGCCAGTCGATAACGACAGCTTCGGTCCGTTCCACTTCTCCAGAGCCCAAGCGGGGTAATTCGCCATTTGCGCTGCAACAGCGCTATTTGGCGGAGCACTCCACTCAGGAAAGACCGGCAGGCACTGAGATATCACGCACATAGTCGGAACCATCGTACGGAACTCTTCTGGAGTTCCGACTAGGTTATCGAAATGTACGTAATACTCGTCTCTGTCGGGTGTCGTCTCTATATCGTAGTTCGACCCATAGGGGCCTAGTACGTATGTTAGAGACTTCGTGTGAAAAACATCATTGAAGATGTTTCTCCTTTCCTTGGAATCTACCATTTCATGGTATTCCATAATGGGCGATGTAGGGATGACGATGGTCGCTGAGTCCAAATTCGGAAAGTTTTCCGGATGTTGGATAAACAACTTGCCATTCCTTGTTGGCCGGTACTCCGGCCCCAACACTGTCTTAGTGCGTTTGCGCATAGTTCACTCGGGCACCC